ATTTAATCGGTGGGCAAGTGTTTGCTGGGTCTACTCGTCAGATGAAAATCGCTTCCAACTACGGCACCGCTATTTATTATGGTGATGTTGTTAAGTACGCAAACGATGGTACTCTGAACATTGACTCTGGCACGACTACTGCCACTCCTATTGGGGTTTTTCTTGGGTGTACGTACACTGATCCTTCTACTAGTCAACTTACATTTAGGCAATCGTATCCTGCAAGCACTGTTGCAAGCGATATTATGGCCTATGTATGTGATGATCCCGACGCACTATTTAAAGTAGCTGCGGTATCAGGCACAACGACTATAGCTGGTTACGGGCGTACTATCGTAAACAATAACGTATCATTGGTTCAAAATACTGGATCAACTGTTACGGGTAATTCCAAAGTCGCTATCCTTGGTAGCTCGGCTGCAACTACTGCTACTCTTCCTATTAGGATTGTTGACGTAGTTCCAGAAACCGCTACTGCGGCAGACACTTACGTTGAATTCATCGTTAAGTGGAACTTTGGTGATCACCAGTATTATAACGCTACTGGCGTTTAGGAGTAATTTAATATGGCTATTTCTCGCGCCCAACTATTAAAGGAACTCCTACCCGGACTAAACGCTTTGTTTGGAATGGAGTACGCCAAATATGGGGAAGAGCATAAGGAGATTTTTGAATCTGAATCTTCTGACCGTTCTTTTGAAGAAGAAACCAAACTGTCCGGTTTCTCTGCTGCACCTGTTAAAAACGAAGGCTCTGCCATCGAGTATGACAATGCACAGGAAGCATGGACTGCTAGGTATAACCACGAAACAATAGCAATGGGTTTCAGTGTTACTGAAGAGGCTATCGAAGATAACCTTTATGACTCGCTATCGTCTCGTTATACCAAAGCACTGGCTCGCGCTATGGCGTATACCAAGCAAGTTAAAGCAGCTTCAATTTTGAACAATGCTTTTACTGCTGGTACTACCTATGGTGATGGTCAGACTTTGTGTTCAACTGCTCACCCACTAGTATCTGGAGGCACTAACAGTAATCGTCCTACTACCGCAGCGGATCTTAATGAAACTTCCTTGGAAGCGGCTATTATATCCATCGCAGGTTGGACTGATGAGCGTAGTCTCCTTATTGCTGCTCGACCTAAGAAACTCATTATCCCACCTGCATTGCAATTCGTTGCAACACGGTTGTTGGAAACTGAGGGTCGGGTTAGTACGGCAGATAACGACATTAACGCAATCCGTAACAACGGATCAATTTCAGAAGGTTATGCAATAAACCATTACCTTACTGATACCGATGCGTGGTTCGTTACGACTGACGTACCTAATGGCTTGAAGCACTTCACTCGTACACCAATGTCTACATCTATGGATGCTGACTTTGATACGGGTAACAGTCGTTACAAGGCCAGAGAGCGATACTCGTTTGGGGTAAGTGATCCACTTGGAATTTACGGATCGCCCGGAGCGTAATACGCAAATCGAAGAGGGGGGTACTTGTTACCCCCTTTTTTTTGTTATAAGATCAGGTTTGCCCTGACAGTTACATACCGTAGCTGACACTAGCCAAGACAGGAGACAAACATGGCTGTTACTACCTTTTCAGGCCCAGTTCGCTCGCAGAACGGGTTCCAACAAATTTCTAAAAACGCTACTACTGGAGCCGTTACGGTTACTAGTGGTGATAAAATGGCAGTTGAAGCCACTTCGGATGCTGGTATTGAAGGCACCGCAGGAGTTTATGTAACTCAAGTTAATCGCTTAAAGAGTGATGTTGACACTAACGTAAATGTTGTTAAGACGACGATTATGATTGATCTTACAGGTTTACGAGACGGCGGTACTGCTGGTGATATCATCGGTAAAGATGGTGACGGTGTAGCCTTTATTGGACAGGTTACCACTGCTAACCAAGGTACTGTATTCGGTGTAACCATGACTTGTGTAGAAACCCCTGCTGGCGGTGGCACAGACATAGATCTGTACTCTGCTACTGAAGGTACAGGTGTTAACGACACAGCGATTGGCGACTTAACTGAAACTCAGATTATCAACGCTGGTGCTGCTTCCGCAGGGACTATGGTTGCTGGCGGGGACATCGCAGCAGACCAATACTTGTATTTAGTAGGCCAAGGCACAGGTCATGCTGCTTATACAGCGGGCCGGTTCCTGATTGAGATCACTGGGTACGACGTAGCATCATAAGGAGGTAAGTATGTCTTCTGACATTCAATCGACCTTTATAGAGGCTGCTACGGCAGATACTGACGGGGTTTGTGCTTCACAGACTCCATCTGGGGCCGGTAACCTCACTATAAACGGTGCGTTAGCAGATAGCGGGGCGGTTACATTTGACCAGCCTCGACAAATTACCGTTATAGGCGGTAGCGATGAGTCTGGTAAAACATTTACTGTTACAGGTACGGATGAAACAGGCACTGCTGCTTCAGAAGTAATTACAGGCCCAAATGCTACTACTGTTACTAGCACAGGTTATTTTGCGACCATTAGTCAGATTGCTGTATCAGCAGCAACGGCTGGGGCCATAACAGTTGGTTCTGCGGCTACCATAGCTGCTCCTATATTTAGGGGTAGATTGCGGTTACGTGGTATGTATGTGGTTAATACAGGCTCGGCAGGGACTATTGCGTTCAGGCAGACCTCGGCTACAGGCGCAATCAAAATGCAATTTAATACGGTATCTTCAGCCAATACGACTCAGTATCCTGATGTACCAGATGACGGGCTATTGTTTGTGGGTGGCGGGTATGTCTTGTACACACAAACACACTTGTCTTCTATAACATTGTTCTATTCATAGGAGAATATAATGGCACTAAGAGAAAGAATGCAGGATAGAAGAATCCGCAGGAAAGAAAGAAGGGGCGCACGAAAAGGGACGCGTCAAGATCCTAGGTCTTTGCCTGAAAAAGCTATGAGCGCAGAAATGTCCCCCGTCACTAAGGTAAGACCTCCTGCGTCAGACATGAAAGTTGACAGTACAGTAGATCAACCTGCTCCTAAAGCTAATAGAACAACAACCCCACCCGCTAAAACAAACGTCCCTAAAAAGCCAAAAGTAACGGGTATGGATGGGCGGAATGTTTCAACTGAAAGTCCTACGGCTGGCAAGAGAACTTTGGCTAATGTAACCCGTGAACAAATGACAGATGCTGGGTTAGATCCAAATAAGAGATCTGATCTTAATAAGTACCTCAATAAGTTTGATGAGTTGAAAAGAAGACCTAAAAAATCTGATTTTCGGCCTGTTATGGGGGGTAAGGTAGTTAATAAGGTTAAAGAGAAACGCGCTGACAAGAAACTAGATCCTGAAACAATCGCTAGAAGAGACAAATACCGCGACGGCGGTAGGATTCCAACAGGCACAGGCATGACCCCCGGTGGTGGCACCCAAGAAGGTATGAAACGCTATAAGAAAGGTAAAAAAGTCGAAGGCTACAAGAAAGGCGGTAAAATTCGCGGTGCAGGTATTGCACAACGCGGTGTACGTCCTTGTAAGATGAGATAAGGAGACTTGTATGGATAAATTTGAAGTCTATCAAAACGGTAATTTCGTAGACGGCAGACCTGTATTCCAGATTGGTGTTAAGCAGGATAATGGTTCTTATGCCATCGTAGATGCTGACCTAATGAGTGAAGAGGAGGCAAAAGCTCGATTAAAAGAGTTACAGCCCGCTAAGAAAGCTGCTGCTAAGAAAGAGAAAGAACCAGCCAAGAAAGAACCGGCTAAGAAAGCAGCTAAGAAGAAGTAGATGGCGACATCTGGCACCACTGCTTTTAATCCTGATTTTACTGAAATCGCTGAAGAAGCGTGGGAACGCGCTGGGCGTGAAATGCGGGCAGGTTACGACTTACGAACTGCTCGTAGGTCTATGAATTTATTAACTATTGAATGGCAAAATAGAGGGATAAATTTATGGACAATAGACGAAGGATCGGTCACTTTAACCGAAGGTACATCTGAATATGATTTACCTACTGATACGGTTGATCTGCTAGAACACGTTATTCGTACAGATTCAGGTAATGCCACTACGCAACAGGATCTTACAATAAGTCGTATCAGCGTCAGTACTTACTCGTCTATACCTAATAAGTTATCAGAAGGAAGGCCAATACAAGTTTATGTAGAACGTCTTAATACTACCCCCAAGATTAATGTTTGGCCTGTACCGGATAAGAGCGGATATGTATTTTATTATTGGCGTATGCGTCGAATAGAAGACGCTGGTTCTGGAGTCGAAACCGCGGATATGAATTTTAGGTTTCTACCCGCATTAATGGCGGGGTTAGCTTATTACATTTCCCAGAAAGATCCCGAATTAGGGCCACGTATACCCATGCTGAAAGAGATATATGAGGAACAGTTTAGTTTAGCGGCAGGAGAAGACAGAGAAAAAACTTCTGCTCGTTTTGTTCCCCGTATCGGGTATGTTTAAGTATGGCGAATCGTTTTGCTTCAGCCCGAAAAGCATTAGGGATATGTGATGTTTGTGGGTTTCAGTATAGATTAAGGGAACTTAAAGATTTAACTGAGAAGGGTAGAAATACACATATAAAAGC